CGGCGAGCAACTTCGCGCTACAGGTGCTGCCCATCGTGATGGAGGCGCAGTAACCGTGCCGAGCGTGTATCGCTTCGCGGCCAGCAGCAACGCCACGGCGACGAACGTGACGGGGCTGAATTATGCAGCGGGCGGGTACACCTTCGCGTTCTGGATGCGATGGCTGGGCGGCAACTCGGGCGGCGACATCATCCGGCAAGCGAGCACGGCGAACAGTCTGCGCGACGGGTACGCTATCGTGATTCAGGCCGCAGACATCAACGTGAGACACTACACGGCCAGTGCGGGCACCACGTACAGCGCCGTCGCCGGAGCGCAGCACGTTGACAACGTCTGGAAGCACATCGCCATTACGTACGACGGCTCGACGGTGCGAGGGTACGTCAACGGTGCGTTGCGGACCCGCACATCCGCCCCGAACGTGCCCACCGCGAACGCGGCGTGTACGACGACGCTGGTGCCCTCAATCAACGCCACGTTCGTTGGCAACCTCTTCGACCTGCAGCTGATCCTCGGGGCGTTTGTCCCTGAGCAGGAAGTGCCGCTGCTGATGGACCCGACCTACCGGCACCCGAGCCTCAAAGGCCGCTTCTTCGGGCGCGAGTTCGTCACCGTGCCGGTGAGCACCACGGTGCGCGACGAGTCGGGAAGTGGCAACAACCTCGCCACCGCATCGAACACCACCCTGCAGATGGGCGAAGAACCGCCGATCCAACCTACCCTCGCCTGACTACATTCATGGCTATCCTCATCACGCGCTACGTTGTCGATCCGGTCGCCAACACGGTGCAAGTGGACTACAGCTACACGATTCAAGACACGGTTGCCAACCAGCCAATCCCGCGCATTGCACAGGCCGCGCTGTCGCAGACCGTGCCGCCGCTCAACGCGCCGAACTGGTCCGACACCGACTTGTGCAACACGCTGGCGACCTTCCTCGGCCAGCCGCAGGGCAGCGTCGAGATGGCAACGCCGAGCTGATCTAGCGCATGGCGCGCAGTAAGCCGTGGCTGCGGGCACGTGGGCCGTATGGGCTGCATCGGTTCACGTATGCGGTTACCGCCGTCACGGTGGTCACCGTCCCGGTGGCGGCGGTCAGGATGTTGGCGGTGGCCCCAACGGTCAGTGCTGGCACAGCCACGGTAACGGTCCCGGCGACAACGCTCAAGTTGGTAGCCGTCGCGCCCGCTGTGTCGGCAACGACACAGGTGGCCGTGCCCTCGTCGCGCCTCACGCTCAACGCCGTCGTCCCGGTTACCACAACGACCGTGACGGTGGCGGTTCCGGCGGTGGCAGTCCGAGACATCGCGATCGCCCCGACCGTCGTACCGGGGACGCTGGCGATCACGCCGACGCCCGTGGTGCTACGGCTGCTTGCGGTTGCGCCGGAAGTGCAGAACTTTATTCTGGTCCCCGCCGCCACATTGCGGTTGGGTGCCATTGCTCCGTCTGTCACTGGCGGTGGCGGTGGTGGCGGTGGCACAGTGACCCTACGAAAGTCTGGAGACTGAGATGGCAAGCATCGAACAGAAGGCGTGGGAGCCGACGCAGTGGAGTGTCGTGGACACGCAGACCAACGCCACGGCCACGGCGACCCGTGCCGGGGCCACGAACCGGCAGCATTTCGTGACTGGCGTGTCGATTAGCTTCAGTGGTCCCCCGGCTGCTGCCGTGGTGATCGAGGTGCGCGACGGCGCGACGGTGCTGGAGCGTTATCAGATCCCCGCTGCCAACACGGCCCCGATCATTACGAACTTCGTCCCGCCCATTGCCATCACGACGGGCAACGCGGCGACGGTGACGGTGGGTGCGGCTGGCGCTGGCGTGGTCGCCACGGTCGCGATTCGTGGCAAGACGTACCTGATGAACTGATGTCTACCGCCGCAGCCGTCAGTATCGCGGCGATCTGGGCGTTCGCGCTGTACTTGAGCGTAGCGCGTGTCAGTCGTGCGTGGGAGCGGGTGGCGCTCTCCCGTCGCCCTCCCGAGTCAGACGCGGAGGCGCTGAAGGACGAGGAGGTGCCGGAAGATCTGATGGCGCTGGCGATGCAGGAAAACGAGATGTGGGCGCAGGAAGAACTGATGCGCGTGATCCGAGAGCGGTACGAGATGTACCGTGACTGGAATCGGGTCCGCAGTGCGATGGGCCTTGGACAGCGAGCAGACGCATGACGATCCCGTTCGGCGCAGAAGACGATCCGGCGTTTGTTGGCGCGGTCGTAGACGATGAGATGGCCCGAATCTTGGCGGGGTTCTCCAACGACCCAAACGCGCCTAACGACGAAGTCGAGCCGAATCCGCCAGAAAACCCGCAGGGATCGTACACGGAGCAGCAGCAAGCCCTGATCCGGGCGCTCTATGGGCACGATTGCCCATTGGCTGACGAGACGGAGCCGACCGCAGCGGCGTGGGCCAGTTGGGTCCGGTCGTTGTGGGACTCGCGCCGGGAAGCCGTGCAGATGCATCTGCACTTGGTCGAGCGGAATCGCCTCTTCCGGGCGGGGCAGCAGTGGATCTCCGCGCAGGGGCTTGGCCCGTGGCGTGAGCCGTCCCGTCCCCGTGATGCGGCCCGTGTGGTCTACAACATGATTGACAAGGCGCTCGATCAGCGCCTCCAGATCATGATGGATCAGAGGCCGGGGTTCAGCGTCACCCCGATGACCCAAGACCCGGACGACAAGCGCAAGGCGCAGGCGCAGCATTTGTCGCTGGAGCACCAGTGGGATCAGCAAAAGATGTTGCGGGTGGCGCGGGAAGCCGCGTTTTGGGCACAGACCGATGGCGTCTCGTTCTGGCATTTGTACTGGGACGCGGATCGTGGTCCGTGGGATGAGCGCCTTGGCGAAGTACCGGGGCAGCGCAAGCCACTCGGTGACATCGGGTGTCAGACGCTGCGCGTGGAACAGGTGCGCGTCTCTCCCAACGCGACGGCAACGCAAGACCCGCATTGGGTCGTGGTACGCGAGGTAATCTCTCGCCAAGAAGCCGCGTATCGCTACGGCGCGTCTGGCGTAGACGCGGCAGACACTACGCTCTCGACTGGCAACGCTCCGACCTATGCCGGATCGGAAGGCATTGGCGCGTGGGTGCTGACGCAGACCACGATTGGCGAGGGCCAGCGGCTTCGCGATGAAGACGTAACCGAACGGTTCACGATCTACCTTGCGCCTCATGCAGATGTCCTGCCGGAAGGGCTGCAGATGGTGGTGGTGGGGAACGAGGTCGTGTTTGGCCCTTCCCCGCTGCTCTGGGGCGTGATCCCCGTGGTGCGGGTGCCGGATGGCAGCAGCGATCCGTCGTACTATCCGCGTCCGATCATGGAGCAGTGGATCGACCATCAAATGCGCGTCAATGCGCTGCTGTCCAAGTGGGTCGAGAACATCCGAGTCAACGCGGGTGGGCGGTTCCTGACGCGCCCTAACGCCATTGCGACCGAGACGTTCATGGGGGGTGTGACCTCCATGATCGAAATCCGTGGCGCAGGACCGATGTCGGACTCGATCCAGCCCGTGAGCGGGTTCTCTGTTGGCAACGATGTCAAGGAAGCGTTGGCGCTGGAGAAACAAGCGTTTGAGAATGCGTCTGGCTGGAATCAGATCAGCCGTGGTCAGGCCACGGGCGAATCTGGTCGAGCGATTATCGCAACTCGCGAGCAGTTGGAGCGCGTGTTCAGCCCTGTCGTCAGTGCGCTGGCCCATGCCTTTACGGACTGGTCGAGAGTGACACTGGCGGGCATGGCGTGGGGCTATGATGTGCCCCGTTCGTTGGGGGCAGTTGGGAAGGGGCGTCCTGATCTGGCGCGAGCCGTGAGTGCGTCAGATTTTGACGGACAGTCCGATGTCCGGGTTGAGCCGTCCACGATGATGCCCATGCCGATGGCGTTTCGGATGTACCTCTTGGACAACTGGCTTCAGTCGGGGGTGATCGATCTCAAGGAATACCGGCGTCGGCAGATGTTTGCGGTGGCCCGAGATATTGCCACGCCGGATGAGGACCAAGAGGCCCGCGCCAAGCGGGTGGCCGACGCCATTCGGATGGGCACGCTGCCGCCAGAGATTCGGTGGCAGGACAACGAAGCGATTCATCAGGATGTGCTGGAGCGCGAGATTCTGCTGCAGGACGATTTGTCGCCGGAAATCATTGCCATTGCCCAGCAGCGCTGGGTGGCACTGGCCAATCAGGCGGCACAGAAACAGGGCGGCATGATGCCGTCTGCTGGTCCTTCGGGAATGCCCGGAGGAGGCCAACCGGCTCGCGGCCCAGAGGCTGCGTCTGTCCCGGCCATTCCACCGAATCAGCTACCCCTTGCTGCCAGCAATCCGCCTATTGGCGTTGCCCCCCTCCTGCAGCAGCAGTTGGCGGGCATCCCGGACGAGGAGATGGCTGCACAGCAAGCGGATACACTGAGTCGCCAACAGTAAGGGTTTGTCATGACCGTACCCGCATTCGACATCCGAGACGCGATGTCAGACGCTGTCAGCGCTGCGCTCCCTGTTCCAGAGTCAGAGGCCCCCGCCGAAGACACTCCAGTCGCCTCTCCAGAGGCAGAAGAGTCGTCGGATGAAGGGGAGGTTTCTCCTGAGCAAGATGAGCCGACCGGCGAAGACAGCGATGAGGTCGTTGCTGCTAGTGATGTAGAATTGCCGGAAGGGTTTGTAGCGGTCCCGTCCGTTACGGAAGGGCTGGCTACGGACTTCGTCCTCCGAGACGAGCATGGGGAAGTCGAAGTCCCGGCGCTAATCGTGGAGTACAAGGCGAACGGAAAGGTTCGACAGGACCGGCTGGATCAAGTCGTCAAGCTGGCTCAGTGGGGCGTCTACTCTCAGGACCGAGAGCAGCGGCTCAAGGCTGATACGCAGCAGCAGGTCGAGCAGATGGAGCAGTTGCTGGTCGAGCGCGAGCAGCAGATGGAGCGACTGCTGAACGACGAGGCGTACCGTGAGGCCGTCTACGAGGCGTACCTCAACGAAAACTCGCCAGAGCGTCGAGCAGAACGGGCCGAACAGCAGATGGCGAACTTGCGGTTGTCCCAAGAGTTACAGAGTATTAGTCAGACGGGCGAACAGTTCTACGCAGCGGAAGTCGGTCCAGCCATCCAGTTGATTGCGGATGCACTGCCCACCGTGCCGGTTGAGGAACTGGAAGCCAAGTTGGAGATGGCGATGAGAGCGCATGTGGAAGTGGCCCCGAACGGGCTACCCTACGTCCCCCCATCACGCTACGAAGCCATTCGGCAGTACATCGTTGAGGACTTGGCCTTGTGGGCGCAAGCGGCCCACTCGCGTCGTTCCAAGCCAGTCACCGCCGCCAAGCAGAAGGCGAACGCTGAACTGGAACGGGCGCAGGTAGAAGCGCAGAAGGCCAAGCGTATGGTCGGTCAGAAGCTCAAGCCGGTTGGGCAAGTCGGCGCTACGCCGGATCGCCCGAAGGCGAGTGCCAAACCGTCCACCGTTGACGATGCGGTAAGTAGCGCACTGTCCGCAGTGCTTTCATCCATCAGATAATCAAGAGAGTGTATCATGGCTGCACCGACAGTTATTACGGATGCGGAACTGACTGGCCTTCTGAAGAACGTGTACGGCCAGTTCCGCGAAAAGGTCCAGAACCTTGTGACCCCGCTTCTGGCCCAGCTACAGAAGGGCAAGCAGGGTGGCCCGCGCAACATGCGCTGGGGTGGTAACGATGTGTTCTTTGATGTGGTGGTGGGTCGTCCCGCTGGTGCCACGTTCTCGTCCGCTGGCTACTTCCCGCCCGACACGGCGGCGACGGAAGTTCAGGCTCGCGTGAATGTCGTTCGTGCGTACACCACGCGACAGATCGACGGGCTGGCGTTCGTCGGAACGCAGAGCAAGGATGCGGCCTTCACGACCATCGCCACGAAGACGATGGAAGAAATCAAGGACGCCTCCACCCTGCTCATGCAGCAGGCGCTGCACAACAAGCCCGATGGCATCGTGGCGAACATCACTTCGTACACGGCTGGCCCGCCGACGACGATTGTGGTGAACAACCCGTACAACGTGGCAAACGCCGGTCAGGGTGCCCTGCTGGTGTCCGTTGGTGACTTTGTGGCGGTCGTGGACGGCACCACGCTTGGCGCAGCGACTCCGACTGTTCGTGGTCGGGCTTCGGTGACGGCGATCAGCACCAGCGGAGACAATTCGACGCTGACGCTGTCCACGACTGTGGCGGGGACGGTTAGTGGCGACAAGCTGGTCAAGGCGACGACGACGGACTCGTCCATTAACAACGCCATGAATGGGCTGATCAACATTACGAACCGCGCCAACGGGTACGCTTCGCTGCACAACATCAGCAACGCGACCTACAATATCTGGGACGCCACGCGCATGGTGGCGGGCACGGATACGCCGGATGCGACCCAGCCGACCGAGTCGGATCTTTGGGATCTGATCCAGCGCATTGCGGGTCGTAGCGGCAAGGACGCCATGACCCGTCCGAAGGAGTTCCTGATGATCACGACTCCGGGTATTGCCAAGAAGCTCATGGAGTCGATGGTCGGTCAGCGCCGGTTCACGGCGGGCGAGTTCTCGACCACGATCAAGGGTGGTTACAAGGCCATCGAAGTGTGTGGTATCCCGTGCGTGACGGACTACTACGTCCCGGCTGGCACGATCTACCTCCTGCACCTCCCGTCGCTTGCGTGGGTGGATGCCAAGGATTGGGGCTTCGTGGAGTTTGAGGGCGCGGGTCCGTGGCGCTGGATGCAGGGCCGCGATGCGTTCGAGACGACCTACGGCTGGTACGGCAATCT